ATTTGGCTGAGTTGAAAGACCTAGCCAAACAAGTTAATAGCGAGGCTGGCCGCAATGTATATAACATAGCCGAAATAAACAAGATTACTGAAGATCAAAGTGGGTTTGAAGGTAAGGACAGAGAAAGAACTAGAAAAGGGTTACAACATTTTGTAGAACCTGACCGAAGAGTCAATATTATTGAGTTCTGGGGTGATATAATTGACGATAAGACTAATAAGGTCAAAAAGAATCAACTCAGGATCATAGCCAATAAAAATAGAATCATTAGAAGCCAGAATAATCCATTCGAGCACGGCAAGAATCCTTATATTCCAACAATACCGATACCATACCCGCACAGGGGTTCATGGGGGGTTTCTTTAGTAGAACCTGTTGCTAAAATGCAATATTCTTATAATAATATTATAAATTTAGCCATAGATAATCTTAACTTTTCTGTTAATAAGGTTTATGAATATCAACCATCTAATTTAGTCAACCCAAAGAATCTTACCAGATTATATCCAGGCAAAATGATTCCCAAACATACGCCTGCTACTGCCGTTGCCGAGGTAAGGACTACGAGTATTGGTCAAGACTCTTTTGCGGCCCTAGGACTTATACAGAGCGAGATACAAAAAGGAACCGCCGTTACTGAGTTTCTAATGGGAACATCTGGCGGTAGCAAGACCGCTACCGAGGCCGAGCTTAAAACGGCACAGGCACAGGGTATATTTGATACAATGGCAAGAGGGATAGAAATCAATTCTCTCAAGCCTTTGATAGAAATAAGCTTTGATCTTCTTATTCAGTTCGGAATAATACCACAAAAGTTGCGAGGCAGATATAAGTTTGAAATTGGCGGGCTAAGTCTTTTATTAGTAAGACGAGAACAGACACAAAATGTGCAACAAGTACTTTCCGCAGCTCTTAGTAGTCAAACATTGGCTTCAATGACTAATATTAGAGAGTTATATGCAAAGTATCTAACGCTTCTTAATTTAGAAGATGTTCTGGCAGAAGATCAGCAAGGTCCGAACCAAGACCAGCAGAATCAAATAAATCAACAGGCCCAAGAACAGGCCAAAAAACAGGTAGCCGGAATGTCTGAAGAAGAGATCATGGCCGCCGCAGATGAATTAGGAGTTTAATATGGCAAAAAGTAAAGATGGCGTGGCGAAAAGAATTGACGAGGCGGAGGCTAATGTTCCAATCGTAACAGTAGAAGCTATGGGCGCAAAAGAAACGTCGCCAGGCATTATGACTCATGCTATTGGTAATGCAGTTCCTTCTCTTAATGTTCCAGTGGAAAGAATGGGCGCTGCAAAGCCGTGGAAGCCAAAAGGCGGTCATGCAGTTGCAGCCGCTAACGCACATGACCCGCCAGGGTCAAAGCCAAGTATGAGGTTCAAACCGGCACCAAAGGGTGGTCCGATTGGTCCAACAGCACTCCCTGATAGCCAGGAAGATGCTGGTGGGTATTCTGGTGCAAGTGGTCAAGGCGGATACAGTTAATGGATGAAGATAGAATTATAACTGAATCTGTTGCTAAAGAAGGCCAAAATGTCCATGCCACTATTAATAGCAAGGGTTGGACGGATGTTATAAGGCCAGCTTTGGTGGCAAGGAACGAAGCACTTTTAAGAGAGCTTTTAAATGCAAAAACTTATGAGGAATTTGTAACATTACAACAGTCGATGAATGCTATTAATGGCCTATTGAGTTTTATTGAGATCAAACTAATTGAAGGCAAAGAAGCTCTCGTGGAGCTAAAAAAGGACATGTAGAACACCCGAAAGGACTCTACTCGATGACCGAATACCCCGAAAGGGACTCGGCGAAAGGAAACATTATGACAGATAAGAACACCCCAGAACCGGAACCCGTTAAGGATACTCCAGAACCGGACTCTTATGAAAAGCGTTACAAAGATTTACAATCGCAAACAACTAAGGTTACTCAGGAGCTTGCTGCGGTTAGAGAGCAAGCTGATAAAGATCGTGATCTAATGACAACTATCCAGCCTTACATAGACTGGGATGCTGTTAATGGAAAGACGGTTGTACCAGAAGATGACGATGCGCTTGTAGATAAGAAAACACTCAATGCTACTATTAGCGACCTGAAGAACCAGATTCAGACTAATCGTACTACGCAGGACTTCAGAACGAAATACCCTGATATGACTGATTACGAAGACTTGGTGGGAACGTTTTTGGGGAAGACAGACCAACGACGGCCAATTTCTGAACGTCTTGAAAAGGCTGTTGAAAACACAAGAACGTTATTAGAGTCAGAACGCAAGAAGGGTGTTGAGTCTTTCAAGACGAAAAAGAAGGACAAAGACGCTGGTGAGGCCGAAGTTGCTGGCCTTTCTAGTGCAAGCGTGCCAGTTAGCAAGAAAGATGATGCTGATGGCGAATCATATGAAGATTATATAAAAGGGCGGCAGCAGTTATCTGCTCAGGCCCAAGGTTTAATTTAGGAGTTTAATTATGGCAGGTTTACAATATTGGGGTGACGACAGTAGTGGTGGGTATCTCACTAATAACAGGCTCTCCAAACAGTTGCGTCATGCGTTAGTACCAATGATGAAGTTTCGGCAGTTTGTCGACATCAAAGAGGGCTGGGGTAAAGGCGTAGGCGACCAAGTAATTTATGACAAGATTTCAAAAATAGATACAGCCGGTGGCGCATTAGTTGAAACTAATGTCATGCCAGAGAACAAGTTCACTATTGGCCGTGGTACTATCACTGTTACGGAGTATGGTAATTCAATTCCGTACACTGGTAAGCTCGACGCATTGAGTGAATTTAATGTTCAGAACCCAACCATGAAAGTTCTTAGGAACGATATGGCGGAAGTTCTTGACAAGAGATGTGGCCTAGAGTTTAAGAGAACACAGCGGAAATATGCGTGTACTACAACTGCCGCTGGCTCGTTTACAAGTTCTGCCGATGCAACAACGTCTACCGTTGGTGGGGTGCTTGCTAAAGTATCACCAAGTGATTTTAATTACAAAGAAGTAATTGACCAACTCAAGAAAACAAACATTCCGAAATATGATGGCGAGAATTACGTATGTATTGCCTCAGTTAATGCACTACGTTCGCTGAAGAATTCCACGGAATGGCTTGCAGCCGCTAAGTATGGCGATCCTGAGAGGTTGTTTAATGGCGAAGCTGGTCGATATTACGGCTGTCGTTTTATCGAGGAAACCAACTTGCTCGTTAATACTCTTGGTAGCTCGTCTGGAACTAACGCTCTTGGTGAGGCTGTTGTGTTTGGTGCTGAGGCTGTAATTGAAGGTATTGCCGTTCCTGAAGAAATTCGGGCAAAGGTTCCTACTGATTACGGGCGTTCTAAAGGTCTGGCGTGGTACGCAATTCTTGGTTACAAGAAGATGTGGAAAGCGACTGATTCCGGCCAGAATAGTCATATTATTCATATTTCATCAACCCATTAAAGGAGGTTCCCATGAGTTATGATGATGGTAAATACACGGCCAAGAAACAATATGGGCCGATATTCGCTTCCTTTGCCGAGCAAATAGCGACAACTACGACTAAAGTGCAGACTTCTGTCGGTGCTGTTGATAGAGTTGAGTTTTTCAGGAAGATTAAAGCTACTGGTTTTAAGTTTCTGACAAAGACTGGTACGTCTCAGGGCGGTTCTAAAGCCGATTACACTTATAGTGTTCGGCTTATGGCTAGTTCTGATATAATTGCAACAGCGCCACTTCTTGGTTCTGCTGATGCTGGGATTATGGCCGATGGTGTTATAGTGGCTTCAAATGCTTCCAAAATAGGAGCGGACGAAGCTCTTTCTCTAACATGGAGAATAACGCCAAATGGTACTGCTCATTCATCTGCTACTATGTCAGGCGAAGGTTATTTAGAATACCAGGAAAGTTACTTATAATTTAATTTTAGGAGAAAAAAGATGTGGTCAGCAACGCTACCTGAAGGGTACGAGTCTAGGAAATGCAGGTATAGAATTAATACAATATGCCGTGGCAAAGGGCTCGATTTAAGTGCAACCGAAGAGAAAATCCAAGATTCAGCCTTGGGAGTAGGCAAAGTCGTCCAAATAGACTTATCTGCCAATGATGCTCTCGGTATGTTCTCGGACAATTTCTTTGATTATGTATATGATGCACACCAGCTTGGCAACTTTATCTCCACTGATGCGGTTCTCGCAGAATGGTGGAGAGTTGTCAAGTCTGGTGGGTATCTTGTATTGTATGAACAGGATAAGGAATATTATCCTCATGCTGGAACACCAGGGTCTAATAGTAAAAGAAAGAAAGACTTGTTATGGCAAGACGCATGGGATATTTTGGAATCATTTGGGAATGCTGAAAAAGTATCGGCATCAAGACATAATGATTCTAATGAATATTCTTGGCAGTTAGTGGTACGAAAAAAATTCGCTATAACGACTAATCCAAAAGATGGGTTAGAAAAGGACAGTTTTAAAGGACAATGCTGTTTCCCTCGTAAGAAGAAGACAGACAAAGAGGCATTGATTATTCGATACGGTGCATTAGGCGACACGCTTTGGCTAACTCCAGTTCTTTCACAATTGAAGAAAGATGGTTATTATATAGTGGTTAATTGTACTATATATGGTGCAAGGGTTTTAAAGAATAACCCTAATGTCGATGAGTTTATTATCCAGGAATCTGGCCTATCTGTTCCATATGTTGAAAAGGGACAATATTGGGAAGAAATAGGCAAGGACTTTGAAAAAGTCATAAATCTTACACAGTCAGTCGAAGGTACTCTCGTTAAATGTGAAGGTTCAGAAGAATATGATTGGTCTCACGAGAAAAGACACGCCGAATGTAATGTAAATTTTCAAGATAGAACAATGGAGCTTGCTGGCTATCCTGACATGAAAGGATGCCTACCAGAGATGTACTTCTCAAAAATAGAAGAGCATTTGGCTGATAATTTTTCCTCTCAACACAAAGACAAATTTACCGTAATGTGGGGCATGGCAGGTTCTGCGTTTCATAAGGTTTATCCGTGGGCTGAATATGTTGCCGGTGAACTTGCGACGAAATACAAAGATATTGAGATAATTACAGTTGGCGACGACGCTTGTAGAATTCTTGAATGGCAAAATCCTCGCACTGTTAATAAAGCTGGTATATGGACTGTTAGACAGTCGTTCATAATGACGAAGTATGTTGACCTAGTTATAGGCCCAGATACTGGGTTAATGAATGCAGCTTCATGTTATGACACCCCAAAGATAGTTTTGATGGGCTCTAATTCGGTAGAGAATTTAACTAAGTATTGGGTGAATACACAAAACTTATACGCAGATGACTGTGAATGTTCGCCGTGTCACAAGTTGATATATACGAATTCTTGTCCAAAGGGAACTATTCAGGGTATTGGCACTAAGTGTATGGAGAACATAACCCCAGAGCAGGTATTAGATTCAATATCAAAAGTATATCTGGCATGGAAGGCTGGCAGAACGGAAGAGCGTAATAAGGACCGAGTGGCTGCATTTACTATAGCTGATGACAAATTAACGCACAGGCTCGCCAGAAGGGTTAGGAATTCATTTGATAAGTTTCATCACGATGTTCCATTCTTTGTTTACGATGCTAACGACGAAATGAATCTTCTTGGTGAAATTAAAGATTCAGAATGTGCATGTAAGGCATTTGAAATAAGACCTAGGCTTATGTCTTTGTTATTAAAGGATTATGATAGAGTTATTTATCTTGATGCCGACACTGTTGTCACAGGACCGCTCACAGAAATGTTCGACGGTGAATATGATGTTTATGGCTCTCTAAATATAGCCGAAGATGAGTCTAGCAAATATCTTAATGCAGGAGTAAGCGCTTGCACTAGCAGAGAATTCTGTGATGAGTGGACCGAGTTAATGTATTCTCCGGAAGGTGGAAATTCTAATCAGGTCCACTTCAACAATCTAGTAGATTCTGGCAGATATACTTGCAAAATTGTTGACGAAGAAGATGTGTACTATAATGAACGCTCTAGGAAATACTGGAAAGACCTAACCGTTGACGATAAAGGTTTTCATTGCAATGGAAGAAATGTAAAGGTTCTCCATTGGGCCGGTGGGATACCGCGGATGGAAGACAAGCTATCAAGTTCTGATTTTTCTTTATTAGTAAAAGAGACTTTAAACGATTTGACTAACACAACAGACTTCACTGATATAGACGGGAGTGAGGTGTCGGCATGGTAAATATGAACAAATTCAAAAAGATTTATAACACTAGCCTGATAAAAGTTGATATAGGTTGCCATATATGCGGTGCCATCATGGAATGGTTTGGCATTAGATTCCTAATATCCAGTGCATTGTCAAATGGTATCGGTAAAACAAAAAAAGGAGAGTGTGCTTGTGATTGTACCGAAAAGGTTTTATTTAATTTCTTTGAAAAAAAAGAGATTAAACATTGTCTTGAAATAGGAACATATCTTGGTACTATGGCCTTATTTTTGTCTCGTACGTGTAACACCATTACAACGGTTGATAACATTCCAAGAACAGACCCCTTGGCTCTATGGGAAGCGTTTGGAGCCAACATAAACTATGTTGCGTCTGGTATACAGGACGAAATAGATGAGTATGTAGATGGCCAAGAATTTGACTTTGCTTATATAGATGCCGATCATTCATATGAAAATGTTAAGCATGATTTTGGTTTAGTTAAGAAATGTGGAAGAGTTCTTTTCCATGACTATTACCTAGAAGGTGCTGGCGTCAAAAAGTTTATTGACGAACTTCCTCAAGAAGAGATAACATTTATTGAGCCTTTTGTTTATTGGGAGAAAAAACAATGAAGTATATAAAAGGATGGGATAATAATGGATTAATCAAAGAATTTCATCGACTTGGGAACGAACTAGCCCATAAGGTTATTGACGATAATGTTGTCAAGGCATGGGACACACGGGATTGGTGGAAGAAGCCAGAATGGAAACCTAATACTCTTAACAATGCAAAACAGTTAATATCTCCAACAAAGGAAATGGATGACTATTTTTTACCACAGATAGAACGATTTAAGAATTTAGTAGTTGTTCAGGTGCGATGGGGCAACCATGAGCCGGGCAATATAGACCACTTTCCAACAAATGCTGAAAAGTTTATGGAAATGTTAGATATAGTTCTACCAAGATGGAAAGATTCACAAGTATATTTGGCTTCAGACAGTATAATTAGAGCCAAAAGATTCTTTAGTGATTTTAATATATTAACATCACAAACAATTGATAGGCCAATAGAGTACGACGCAATAGTAGATTATTGGATGATGGCTAATTGTAACAAGCTTTTATGTTCTAATAGTTCTCTTTCGTGGACCGCTTCGCTTATTAATGAGAAATGTGACTTTTTTGTGAGACCAAACGAAGAGAACAAATTGGTAGTATTTGAACCATGGAATAGTGCTCCGTGTGTTATGCTAAAAGAAGAGTTTGTCGAACAGAACAAAAAAGATTTTAAGTTGCAGGTGATATAATGGATACAACGCAAGTTAGACAATCCGGGTTTTTGTGGAATATCCGAGTAGCTAATGGTTTTGAAGACCTAAAAGTAATTTCAGAGGTTATAGCATCAGATGTGTACAATTTAGAGGAACTTTCTGATTGTATAGACCCGAAAGTGATACTTGACGTAGGCGGTCATATAGGTTCGTTTGGGATATATGCCAAGTCAAAATGGCCTGAAGCTCTCTTGGTTGCAGTGGAACCATGCAGAGAATCGGCGGCGTTATATCGCAAAAATCTTAGAGATAATGGTTTACATAAGAACTCTTATGTAATCAGCGCTGGTGTAAGTTACGACCCGAATAGAACATGTTTGGTACACTCTCCAGGTACAACAGGTGGCCATCTCTTGAGAAGCAAAGTAGACGCTGAGATGTACACGACAGAATCTTATCGTGGCTACAACGGAATAGATAGTTACAACATTAAAACTATTACAATAGAAGATATTTGTGAGAAGTACAATATCGATACAATAGATTTAGCCAAATGGGACTGTGAAGGCGGAGAAGTGGACGCTTTTATGAATATGAGCACAGAAGCAGTAGCTAAGTTCAGATTAATAGTTGGTGAATATCATTTATGGAACAAAGACACTCGTTACCTAAGATGCCCTAAATTTTTCTGTTATACTTTTTGGAAAGATGTGAAACGTAAGTTTAAACATTTGAATTGGAATTATAAAGAGGACAGGCTTGGTTTATTCCAGGCTTGGCCTAAATGTGGCTAATGAAATCACATTTGGTTGGAGTTCTGGCGTGAGCCTTGAAGCCAATGCGTACACGCCAGCAGGAGATCAAAGAGGCGCTACGGTTACTATGACAGAGATAGGCGCTTCAGGGCTTTATACAGGCGATCTGTCCACCATAGAGACGGGCGATCTCGTTATAGTCGATGATGGAACGAATAATGTTGGTTGGGGTGAATATGAACCAACAGTTAACCTAAAAGATGACGCTATTACGGCTAGCAAGTATGATGAATCAACGGCATTCCCGTTAGTATTAGTTGATACAGGCACGACCAAGGTAGCAAGAACTGGTGCCGACAGCGATACATTAGAAACATTGTCTGATGAAATAGCGACAAAAACAGGTTATAAATTAGCCTCCGATGGACTCGATAGTATAGCAATAACGGAACCATCAGGAGTTG